GCTGGTGATAATGCTTCGACCAGTCATGGCCAACAAATTCAAAAACTTTTCGCGGGTTGTCATATTAGAACGATTCTTTGTCACTTGCATTCTCCTTGTTTGAAACTCGTCAATCTCTATAGTGTAATTATCTCATAACCCCTCAGAAATGTCAACACAAAAGACTCAGATTAGAGGATTATAATGTGCTGACATTTCAAAGAGTTACGAATCATCTGTTATCGGGCAATCTTTTCGATGAACCGCGAGACCAGAATTCGATTGCTATACTTCGCTTTTCCCTGCTTGATAAATGCCTGGGATAACTTTCTGGGCGTCACATTGCCCTTGATCGTGATGGGCGCATCCTTGACCACGATCTTCTCCCCATCAGGCAGAAGATAAAATCTATCATACCCTGAGGTCCAGCTTTCCAAGAATTTCTCGGCATGTAACTTCTTCGATAAGACCTTAGACTCAAGCTGCCGGAGTTTTCGTTCTTCTCGATTGAAGTACATTCCTACCTGTGCTGTCGCGCCTTTTTCGGGAACATAATATCTGACAATATCAGATCCGGTCGTGCCGATAAAGAACCCATAGATGCCGATCCCACATGATTTTCTGAGAAGCGCCATCAACCCGACGGTCGTGGCACGATAGCCATCTGAGGCCATCAGCATCACTTGGGTGTTGTCTGCCGGATTCCGAAGGTATACCCGCTCAACATCGCTATTGAAACGGTCAGTGCTCTTAAACTCATTATTAAAATGAGTCGTATGATCGGCATCACCATCATGCACAATCACCAGATTCACCAAATCCAATCGCCGTGCCGTCTTGAATTCTGTGATAATCGGGAACATCGCCGTCAATGCTTCATCCAGCGGCGTATTGTCTAACGATTCTTCCGGTAACTGAGACAACATATCATGATTATATGAACCCGTTGGATTACTATATGACGTATAGGTGCTATACACTTCGGCCAATGCTAATTGATTCATCATCGCCTGGGTGAACGCTTGCCCCTGCATATTGGAATTGATCAACTCCCTCAGACCCAAGGCACCCAAACGCAAGGTGTTAGGCGTCTTGGTAAAGGATTGAGTGGCTTCCATATATCGGTTTTCGCTCTTTCTGTTTGCAAACCCATAGGCCACAAACGGAATATTGACCTTCCGGCAAAAGCTTGCCAAAATAAGGATCTGCTCAATAGCGCCCTTCATATTCCCGCGCATCGAACCAGACTTATCTAACAGTAACACAAGGCCATGGCTCTTTCCTTGTTGGAGGGTCGTGATCTTCTTGAAGATGTTATCTTCGGTACGATACAACCCAAGCTTAGACATATTGATATCGCCCGATTCTGCCACTTTTGCCTTGATGAACTTCTTGGCGGCTTTCTTCATTTCAAATTCTTTGACCATCGTATTGATATACGATTGGTTTTTCTCTTGAAATTGCAGCAACAAGTAGCGTGATCGCTTAACGTCATTGAGGACCGCGGATAACTTCGCATTGACCACTTTTTGCGGGGCGACCACTTTGTCTAAATTCACCGCAGGAAGATCAATGTACCGAAGCATAGGCGCATCTTTGGCATTCAATAAATGCTCATTGTCCCGAAACGCTTCTTCGGTTTTCGCAGAAGGAATAAAGTCTTCATCATTGTTGGTACCGCCGGATCTAGATCCATCGGCCTCGCCGTCTTTATTGTCTTTATCGTCTTCCTCTTCTCCGTCTTCTCCGTCTTCTCCCTCGTCTCCGTCTTCTCCGTCTTCTCCCTCGTCTCCGTCTTCGCCCTCATCTTCCTCTTCGCCGTCTTCGCCCTCGCCCTCGTCTTCGCCCTCGTCTTCGTATTCCTCTTCTTCCTCTTCTTCGCCCGACAAGGAATCAGACATATCCTGCATCATCTTCTTTTGCTTCTCGTGGTCTTCTTGCTGTTCTTTTTTGGAATACTCCCAAATTTTATTGGTCGCGTCAACCACATCCATCCAAGTTTCTGTATTCTCGACCAGAGACAACAGAGCCCGTTCAACGGTATTAAAACGAATATTCATCGCAAACCCCATTTTGCAATGGAGATTGACACGATCAATAAAGAACAAGGTTGAGGTGTTCGTTCCCTTGACTTTGAACAAATCCCGTTCATGGAGCGCATTGTAGGCCTTTATGAACGGTCTACGGAGACCAGGGTACTGTCGCTTGATAAGCTTTTCGATACGGGCATCCTCAACGATATTGAGGAAATGCTTGTAAGATTTTTGCTTTTTGGATTTCCCGGTGATAGCTGAATGCCATCCTTCAAGTGGGGTATTCCTGGCATGGGATATCTCATGCCCTAATAGCATGTCATACATATCACCGTCCATGGCTTCCCACACCGGACAATTCAACACACGATTTTTGAGATCGAATGAGGCCGTGGTGGCCTTGGGATTATGCTCGACCCGGATGTTCTCGGTGGCGAGTAATTTTGCGAGTAGGGATTTTGCTTCGATGTTTGTGTTATTCATCATGGTGTTAGAATAACATAGTCGGCAAAATTAGTCAACAACAAAATGCAGCATTAGAGGATTATAATGTCCAAAAATGAACATCAATAATATCAATGAGTTATGAAATTATCCCTAATTTTAGTGTATATGAGGTGTGGGATAGATCCACTTGAGGAGAGATCGACCGTCCTGGGCCGTTCTAGGAGGTTCTAGGTGGGGATGTTGTTCCTTACTCTGCGGGCCCACCGGGTACCGTAGGACAGGTTCCCTTTATAGGGCCCTCTTGCTAGTCCTTTTCGTTCATCTTATTGACGGCCTTATAGATTACTGACATTTTTTCCATAGATAGATCGGTTCATATTTGAGGTATAGTCCGTTCGTCTTACAAAAATTTCTCGTTTTTGGAACGCCTGTCGTGCTGTCTCTTCTGTTACCCCCAGGCATCGAGGCCAGGGCCATCTTATACTTCTTGACAAAGGTCATCCCAAACGATTCCAATATCTTTTGTGAATCGGCTTCAATCGGCATCACCTCTCCACTAAATTCCACATCAGCGATATTCCACGCGATGTATCCTCCAGGTCTCAGCCATTCTACTGCGGTCTTCAGTGTCTCAAACAGAAACCCATCTCTCCAAGCATCATATTCGGAGAACTTCACACATGATTGTCCAGGATCGTCAGAATACTTTTCTTTGCTGAAGTAGGGTGGACTGGTAAAGACGAGACTCAGCTTTCCCTTATATTCTTGGAATGCCGGATCAAACTGCATCACCTCCGACCCGAGTTGCCAAAACTTGAAATCGTTATGGGGAATATTAAACATACCTCCACGAAGGACGTTGGTAGTATAGAAGTCATAAATTTCGTGATACTTAGTTCGACCTGGTGTGGTGGTGTGATCGGTGTTAGGATCATTGCCGAGATACGTGAGATGCCGATTGTCATTAGCAGAGAGTGCACCAATCAGACGACCGGCCCAACCGCTGGACGGGTCCCACACAAAAATATTCTCGTCCTTCTTGAAGTCTTTAGTGAACGTATCATAGACCCACTTGGCAATTGGGGGAGGGAACTGAACGGCATATTGTGAAAACGAAATCCGAAAGGACTTGAAGCCCACCGGAAACAGGCGTTGCCCTTTGGAATAGATCCGAATACGATAGGATTCAGACCGTTCCCAATCTATATTAGTCCGACAGTGTGAGGGAATCACATCACCCAAGGTTTCAATCTCGGCGCGGGTGATCGACAGTTGTTGGACCGTCTTGAGAGCTTCGTTGTGTCCGGTATATCCCTGTTCGTCATCGAAAGGTCCGAGCCAATAATCCACATCATGATCCCGTTTCCGATAGTCGTGTTCAAATTGTCGAATCCAATCCACCGAGGAATCCGTCACTGGATAGAAATCCCGTTGCGCCAAATCGTTGGGTTGTGCCGGAACGGAATAGTGATAAAACGAATCGCGCTTGAAGTGTCGGGTCGCATAGGTGATGAATCGATCCAGCAATTCATCTTGCACAAAAAAGTCATAGATCGAACGACCGGAGCTGACATCCTTGGTATAATTGATTCGGGTCTTCAGCATCGTCGGAAAGAATTGGTTGACCGCATTGCCAGAACGAGACGAGATCCGAATAATATCCCGTTCCCCGGTCAGTTCATCGATGACCAGCGCCTTGTCTGTTTTGAGATAATTCAATCCCTCAAATTGTTCGGCAATCTCTTCCATTGGGGCCCCAGCGACCGGAGGCTGTCCCTCATGATCCCAGAGATGGACTACTAACTTTCGGAGATCAATGATCCACTGACGGAACTCATCGGTCGTCATGACCAAGACTTGATCGAAGGTGATGTTGATCGGTGAGTTAAGGAATCGAGTATTCTTTTCATAGAACCATTGTGTCATAGTGGCAATGTCCCTGCTGTGGTTGTGGTATTAGAATGGTTGAAATGTTGGATCAGAAGTTTATGTTTCTTGGCTCGCCTGAGCATGTCTTTTGTTCCCCTGGACTGGGTGAGATCATCATGGAAGGCAAAGACGAGATCCGGTCGACCCTCATCGATCATCTGTTGATTGCGGAGTGGTCCCGCGATTTTTCCATGATCTTCCCAACGCGCCCGGAATTCGAGATAGGGGATCTTGTGAATCTGTGCGACATGTCGGGCACAGGAATCCGCACCAGTGGCGCCGCCTTCAATAATTATCGAGGGTTGATACCAGAGGAGCATCCGCTCGATCATCTCAAAGTCGGTCCAATTTCGATCACCACAGACCAGGATGCGTTTGTTCTTATTAAAAATCATAGGACAGTATAACACAGATCAACAGAAAAGTCAAGAGGCCACATTCCAATAAAGCACATTAGCAGGCCTGGGGTGGGTTTCATACCATCGCACCATGACACTCCAACCCTTGGCATCATAGGTCGGCGCCGAGGGAAACGGAGGGGCATCACAAGGCTTGACGGGACGATTAAATTTATAGGGGCTCACATGATGAATCGCTCGCCCAATCTCTCTGGGTGTCATGGCATGTCCAACTTGCACCACATGGACCTCGGCATCTGGGTAGGCTTGTTGCAGTCCACGGTTCAATGTCCCAGACGATCCAACGGACCAAATATGATCGGGTACCAGGGGGATTTGCTCATGGCAGACCTGGACAATCGATTCCAGGACGCTTGGATGTTCTAGACCTAATGGAAGGAGGAATCTGTTGGCCGGATCTTCTTCGGCATACTTCTTGGCACGGAATTTTGTCACATTGAGCATCCCTATCTTGACCCAATGATAGATGGCACCGAGTTCGATGCCTCGATGCTGGAGTTTGTCCATGGCCCGTTTGGCCATGAAGAGGTGTGCTGTTTTACCATACCGCCTGGCGACCACAGGAAGCGATATCTGAGCATAGCCTGTCGCAGGACAAGAACCAAAGACGATTTCGTTCTGTGTCATGTCACGAATCATACGGTCCACAAACCGGACTTTTGATCCGACACCCAGAAGATCATCACGCACAACCAGGAATCCCTGGTGCTCAATAATTTGAATGGGGGAATTCGGATCAGTCCACTCGGTAGGCATCAGCAATCATCCTTTCGAGTTGGGGGGTCACGATGGTATCCACGACCAGATGAATCCGTTCTTCGGTGCCACCGTTCACGGCCATGTGAGGCTTTCGAGTATCGATCACCCAACATTCCCCAAAGCCATAATGATACTGTTCCCGTTCATCGTGTCCGTTCCATGTGCTGAAGAGGACCTTGTGATTTGTTTTTAGAGGGAAGTGCAAGCGCGCCAAGGCGCCCAGTGAGTTGCCAGCATCGGGATCGACCTGGTCGGTATGTCGTGTGAGTTCTCCTCCACCAGGGGCTAATCGCATGAACCTGACACGGTGCACTTCCCCATCTAAAAAGGAGAGCAGTTCCCGTACCTCAGGAAAGTGGTCATAGAGTACTGTATCTTGAAGTTCAAAATGTTCTTCTTTGTGGGCCTCATGCCACTTGTCATTCATCTCAGCAGGTTTGGTAATGAATGCTGGATCGGCTGAGTAACCGCGCAGAGCCAGGGCCGACCAGGCATTCATGGTGTTGTACTTGGAGTAGTGATTCGTATAGTTCAACTTGAGGGAGTCAATCTTCTGAAGAATGCCAACAAGTAAGGTGCAGTCCACTGGGCGAATCTTGGCCATCCCGACCAGATCGGCTTTGGAGACCTCAGGATGGGCTCGATGGCCGAGCAAGCCTGGTGCTGCGTCTCGGAAGTAGACGGCCGTGATTTCAGCAAACGAGGAGACTTTATACCCTATTCTCTTGAAGCCATTCTCTTCGGCCAGGGCGCAGATATCCTTCTGCCCAGCATAACAGGTCAACCAGGTGTTCTCTTCACCGAATATCCACAACAGAGACTTGGTTAAGTCAGACAACCCCTGTTCTGTGGCACAGAGATGGGAAATAGTGCAGTCCCCTTTCAACTTTTCCCCTATGACCGTCTTGCCGTGCATCACAATTTTTCCAGGGACCTTAGATCGTTTGGAGACATAGCAGGCTTCGATCTTGTCGCCATCAGGAATCATATGCAGCCCGCCGACATGGAGTTGCTCAGCCACATTGTTCTTTTTGAACTTCCCAAAGGGTGAGAGTGCATGGGCATTATAGGGAGCATAGAATGCTTCTATACCTTTGAGGAAATCCAGATCGTAACCGTGCTGCCAGTCTTTCATGATCTTAGACTTTCTGTGCCTGCTTGAGTTCCGTCATTCGTGCAATCTTCTTGAGCATCTTATCGCGTTTCTTCTTGGCCATGCTCAGGGTCAACGTGCCCACATAGGACGTAAAGACAACACCATTGAGATGATCCAGTTCATGACAGAACACCCGGGCCGTCAGACCACAGAATCGCGCTTTATGGGACATACCAAATATATCATACCATTGGGCATCGATCCATTCCGGTCGCTCAATAGGCAGATAGAGATAGGGAAAGGTCAAACATCCTTCACGATCCCGCTTGATCGTCTCAGATTTTCCAAGAATCGAGGGATTGATACAGGCCGTGACGGTTTCGCCCGTCATGACGAACATTCGCAGTTTGAGTCCCACTTGATTCGCGGCCAGACCCACACCACCGTGCTTGAGCATCGTGGCTTCCATGCGCTTGACGATATCCTTGAGGGTCTCGATACCCAATCCACCATGCACAAAGTCATATTCTGATAGTCTGTCTGCCAGATGGGGATTTTTATGATTGAAGATGGGCAAGGGCTCATAGGTCTTGATGGTGTTGGTGCCCGTGTCAATGGTCATGAAGGAAGGTGTGTTGTCCATAATAAATCTCCGTTTAGACTGTGGCGTGGGAGAACCCACTAACCTTTTTCAGATGAATGATATGCTTATATTTATCTGTGAGAATATCGACCCTATGGCTAATAATAAACACATTGGTGGATTCGAGGTTATTAATGATCTTGGACAGTTCATCGACCCCAGCACCATCCAAGGAGGAATCGAAAATTTCATCCAGGATCAAGAGATTGGTATTCGCGGAATTTTTCAGTTTGGCAATGGCCCTCCAGGTCAGAAGCAATGCCATATCGATTCGTTGTTTTTCTCCCTCTGAGAATGACGCATAGGAGAAGGTATCCCGATGTCGGGATTTGATCGTCTCCTCAAACGATTCATTGATCGTAAAATTCACGAAAAAATCCATGGCGGCCAGATACTTGTTGACCAAGGTATTGATGATCGGGAGATATTGTCGAATGATCTTGGTCTTGATTCCGGTATCCTTTAGGAGAATTGAGGCCGCGTCATAATAGGATTTCTCCTCGACCAACGTTTCCCATTGCGACTTCAGTGTGAGGACCTCTTGTTGAAGTCCCTGTAACTTATCCTGCTCCTTCCCCGTCAATGGGGTCGTATCTTGAAGGGCCTTGATCTTTTTGTTCAACTCATTATTAAAACGGAGAATCTCAGTGATCGAGGTATTCCAACCAAAGCTTTTGTTGTTGTGTTCATGAATCATGGATACCACATTCGATACCGCTGAAAGTTTTTCAATTTCAATACTTAATTTTGTTTTCAGACTGTCCATGGCGGTATGACAGGCTTGGATTTTCCCTGTCAATTCGGTCTGTTGCTGCTGCTTAAAGGTATCTTCAAGCGACTGACTACACATAGGACAGGAATCATTTTTCTGGAGAAATTGAATATGTTTTTCGTGTTTGGCGACCGTGTTCTCCACTTGTGATTCGATATGATGGAGTTCCTTCAAACGCTTCTCAACACTGGTCTTCTCTTTGGTCTGAGGTGTCAAGGTATCAATGATCGTATTGGTTTGGGTAATCAATAGCTCAAGATTAGCGATAGCCCCTATGTTCTTGGTTTGCTCCTGTTGATATTGCTGAATCTGTTCCTCATGATTGGTCATCATGGCAGTCAGATAGGACCATTGCATCAGAACTTTCTCTTTGCCATTTTCGAGGGACAGCTTGGTGCGACCGATCTCCTCTTTGTTACCAGAAAGACGTTCCTTGACAACCTGATTCATGGTCGAGAAGATTTGAATGTCCAACAGGTCTTCGATCACGGCGCGTCGGTCCTGTGCAGAGAGTTGCATGAATGGAGTAAAGGACGCCGATCCCAAAATCACAATCTGGGTAAAGGATTTGTAATTGAACTTGAGGATATATTTCTCTAGATATTCCTGATAGTCCCGACTTTCGGCATTCTGATTGACTAGGGTGCCATCCTTAAAAATTTCAAAGATGTTGGGCTTGATGCCCCTCCGAACTTTATAGCGAGCACCATCGATAGCAAATTCACATTCCACCAGACAGTCTTTGTTATTGATCGAGTTGACCAGATTTGGTTTATTGATCTTCCGAAACGGGACACCAAACATAATGAAGCAGAGGGCATCGAGGATGGTAGACTTTCCGCTGCCATTGGTCCCCACGATCAGCGTGGTCTGATGGGCATTCAATTCAATCTCTGTCCAGTAGTTACCTGTGGATAGGAGGTTCTTATAGCGGAGGCGTTCAAAGAATAACATAGTTAATGTTTCTCAATAGTGTGGGCTTCGTTGTAGACTTCGCGGAGTGTATCAATCAAGCGAGATTTGTTGAGTGGTGTTTCGAGTGCTTGGACCGTCTTGGTCAGAATAGTAAAGGTATCCTCGGCTTGGTTCACTAGTTCGGCATCATCTTCTGGTGACACATCCGTAAAGTCCTCCACGATATTGATATCAATGGGGTTGACCTTATAGAGGGCATCGATCATGGTATCAAAGAGATAGGGATTCGTTTTTTTGAGGACCACGACCTTGACATAGCTATTCGCACAGTTAGACAGATCGTAATTCTGCCAGAAGTGAAAGTCTTGAAGGGTATCATCATAGGAAAGCTTTTGGAAGAGACTTAATGGGTTGATGACATATTCCAATTGACGGGTATCCGTATCAAAGACATGAAAGCCACGAGGATCGCCATGATCGGCCCAGGTCATTTGGTATTGTGCGCCTAGATAATAGACCGTGCCATCATCAGACTTGTGATGAAAATGTCCTGTGATCACCTTATCAAAACGATCAAAGGTGGAACGGCTCAGTCCTTCGGTACAGAAGTTCCCCCGATCCATTTCAAACCCGGCGATTTCTAGATGCCCAAAGATGATCTGTGCGGGGGTACTAGCAAGGAATCGTTGGACCTCGTCAAAATTCGTCGCATTGACCCAGGGGACCAAGGCAATAGGAATACCGTCGAAGATCACAGTCTTAGGTCCGGTATAGATGAAGGGTTCATTGACACCATCGAATGAGGTACAGAGATTCTCAATGGCATTGACCTCATTGGTATCCTTGAAGTAGATGTCATGATTGCCGATTAAGATATGGGTATCGATGCCATCTTTCCAGAACCGATTCATGAATCGTTCTTTGAAGTCTTTGGCAATCTTGAAGTTAATGAACTTCCTTCGATCTACCACATCACCCAGATGGACCACAGTTTTGATACCGTGTTCTGCCAGATAGGGAAAGAACTGTCCTTCCCAAAAACGGAAGAAGTAATCATTGACCAGGGGATTGTCGCCACGCGCCCCAAAATGTGTGTCTGAAATAAGGGCAATTTTCATATCAATACATTCTACACTATTCAAGCAACATTGTCAAGTAGTTTTTTATGTGTAAGTTCGGCTTCTTTTCTTTTTTGATGAGTTTCCTTCGTTTGGCGGCTTTGGTAGATTCGTCCCGTTTCTTTTGATCATAGGTGACCTCAAAGGCATGGATGAATTCTTGGATATTCTCATAGAGATTATCTTTTGATCCTGATGAGGTGCCTTCTTCGTGTTGTGGGGTAATCAATGACTTCCCGCCTTGGAGTTGAAGTTCCATTGCTTTGTATTTCACATAGAGATGCTTTTTCTCTCGATTGATACGTCTCAAAAAGGCAAAGTAGATGATCTGTGTGAAGTAGGAGAAAGGATTCTTTGACTCGGCCGCATCGAAGTTGCCGACATACTGACAGCAATTCTCGACCGCATCGGCAATCATATCCTCCCGAAAGGTATAGGACGCAAAGTTAGGTTTCCGGGCCAGACGATCTGCAATCTTGAGGAAGGCCTCCCCGACCGAATCGGGGAGTCGAGGGGTGGGCTGCTTGCGGGACTTTGCATTCCGCAAGGCCGTCTGATATTCCATGAGGTTCTTGAATAGTTCTTCGTTTGAGACATAATGTGTTCGCGTGGATGTCATAATATCATTCCTCTGTTAGTGAAAGGTAATAGGTCCTTCTTCGTCCTGGGCATCTTTCTGGGTCAGATAGACATCAAGCTCATGTAGTTGCGCCAACAAATGTTCTAGATGATCAATTTCTGCATCGGCCGCATCGACCACGGCGCGCTTTCTCTCTTGGATTGAAGGTCGAGTCTTTTCAGTTCGAACTTGTTCCGCTTCGACCAATCGACCAGCATCAATAGACGCGGTCGTGATACCTTCTCTGATACTTTTATCTTCCCGCATCATATTCATGTGAATCAGATCCACAGTTTTTTTGTAGTAGGCCTTGAGTTCTTCTTTGGGTTCCATGATGGTGATGATATGACCCACCTTGATTGTTGCCGCATGGTTTTCCAGTAATTCATCAGGCAGCCATTGGATGATGCCGATGGCCATGGCAGTCGCAGGTCTCAGTGGAGTGACCCGGTGCATGATTAACTTCAGTGGGGTCGACAAGATCACTTCATCCGTCGGCTTCATATCCTCACGGATTTCATCACGCATCACACAGAGAATGTCTTCCCCTGTGACCAGACGCACCAATTTAATACAATCGATCTCAGGCGGCATCGAAGGCAGATCAGATAGTTCTTCTGGCATGATTCCCCCCTTTCTATGGAAGGTCAATGGGATACAACTTATAAGGAAATTGTTCGGCATTGTATATCTCCACCCGCTTCATGAAATGCTTCAGGGTGAAGTTTGTGTGTTTTCCGCTTCGAAGATCATCGACGATATCATATAACGTCATGGTATCTTTATCATCAGTACGACGAAGACCACGACCAATGGATTGCAAGACGCGGATCACAGATTTTGATGGTGAGGAGAAGATGACATTATGTAATCGTTTTATATTTATGCCAGTTGAGAATGTCCCATAGGAGGCCACAATGATGGCATTCTCTTCGCGTTCCACAATATGTCGAATCGATTCCCGTTCAATCGTCGCCGTGTCCCCAAAGACAAAGAATACATGCCTACCAGAGTCGGCCGCCAACTTCAAGGTCCTGAAGAGAATTTCCCCATGTCGCGCCACAAACTGAAAGAGGACCAACGTGTTCCCTTTCAGGGAGAGGGCCAGATTCGTCACCACCCGCATTCGGGCCTCATGATCCAACAAGAATTTCATCTCATTAGGATAATCTAGTTTCATTGCAGCTTTGGCATCTTCCTTTGAATACTTCAAGACCAGACATTTAATGTTGAGTTCTGAGACTTGCTGTGAGGCAATCAGTTTCTTTGTGGTTGTCGCCCTGAAGACATGACCAAACAGACCTTCCAGGACCATCGCATGGGTCTTGGTCCCATCCAGCGTCCCAGTGCAACCGATACGATATCGCGCATGGATTACAGATTCCATAATATACTTGAAGGATTTTGCTTTATATTGATGGCATTCATCGCCCAACACGGCCTCAAATTGCGCGAAGTACTCAGCCTCAAGCATATAGATGGATTGCCATGTGGAGATCGTCAGAAATTTCTTGGTGGATTTGGCATGACCTTGATACTGCCGATGGACCCAGGGTTCCAGATCCCATCCATAGGAGGCAAAATCGGTATATAACTGTTCGACCAAATTTGTGGTCGGGACGATCAATAGAACATGGGGCAGTCCGAGGTGTTGGAGATAGCGCACGATCATATACAGCACCAGACTTTTCCCTGAGGCCGTAGGGGAGATCACCAAGATCCGTCTATGTTGTATGGCCTGAATAAAGGATTGAAGCTGATAATCCCGCGGCACATGGGGCATGTTCAAGGTCTTGATAAACGATTCTGCCCATCCTGTCTCCTCGTCGGGACCAGGAAGATAGCTAATCAAGGAAGGATCAATCTCATAGATATATTCTCGCTCAATGCAAAATTTCACGATATGAGGAATCAGACCACGATAGAGTTGATTCCAGCGCCGATTCAAGAGACGGATTTTGCCATCCCAGAGCTTTTGTCGAAAGAGAGGTGTGAACTGACACCCAGGTACCTCAAAGGTAAAATAGTCTGACAGTTCTTCGATGATATGCGCTTCTCCATCCACCCGCACAAAGACTTCATTGGAGGGATAAATCATCAGGTGTGTGATCATGCACCCCTCATGAATTTTTCCCAGGAACAATATTCTTTCGCTTCCCAGGTCCTATTGTTCAGGGCCTTGAGAATTGCTGTGGCGGTTTCGACCATTTCCTCACAGATATCCTGTTGTGATCTGACCGCTTGAATATCGGTATCGGCTTCCATATACGTATGAATATCTGCCTTGAGTACAAAAGGAAACGGTGCCCAGCCGTGTTTTGTGAGTGTGGCCTGATCGAGTTTCCCGTTGTAATATTCCCACTTGATTTTCTTGAGACGGGCGAGCTTTCGTTCCCAGGCTTTTGCTTGGAGTCGGTATTCCGTGAGGATTCGGAGATATTTGGCATGAAGGGCCCCGATACCAGCGAGTACACCAGAGGGGTCGAGCTTATCGAAGACCGCATCCGCTTTCCAGAGATTATGTAATGAGATGACGGTATCGGCAGACAGATCGCTCATATGTGACACCTCTCCTATTCAGTATGGACTGAAGACATAGTATACACGATTTTAGAGGCGTTGTCAAGTAGATTCGTTAGTGGGTCGATGTGATATCATAATAATCGAAACGGAATGTGGCATCGGCCGTCATGACATCAGCAGGCCCGCCAGTGGTAGAGAATTGAATCGAACTGAGTGAGGTAGGAAAACAATTGACAAATTTGACTCGAAAGTTGGAATTTTGATTGGAATCTAGGATCACTAATGCGGCATCAGAATATTGTGGCATAATTTTCTTGGTATGGGCAGGCGTCATGGTACCAAGACGGGCATATTCAGCAAATTCTGTGGGAAAGGTCATAGCTCGCATCCAATCATGGATTTCTATCCAGGATTTGAGGTCTTCATCGACCAGAAAGGTGATGGCCAAGGCGTCATACTGTAATTTATCCCCAGGCACAAAGAGATCAATAAACGGGGTCTGACGAATCCCTTCACCAATAGAAAGACCAGGAAGAGGAATGCCTTGAGTGAAATATTGTACATTCGGAATTCGCACAAATGAGAGTGCGAATTTGTTTGAATGTAGCAGATTGGTATTCGTTGGCAGGGCCGGGGTATGGGGCATAATCTCATTCCTTTATCGGGGTGATACCTCTATTTATCTCGAATGACCAGGGCCGTCTTGTCGTGTCCCACGTTCTTTTCATGGCAGATGATACGAAAACTGAGATCGGCCGGATAGGATTCGGCCATCTGAAACCCAATGCGATCCCGTTCAATCTGACAGGCTTCTGGTGTCTCAAACGTGTTGAGACGATAGGCCGTCTCATAGTCTCCGGTAGGTGTCAGAAACACCATGAGTAAGAACCATGTCAACATCTGCGCTGCTCCTTGAGTGAAAAAGAAAGGGGAGCCCCTTTGCGGAGGCTCCCCTGACTGAGACGGAAGAGACCAATTCGCTTACGCGATATTAGCTATCTTAAATGCGCGGTAATAGGTGTTGGTCTTGGCATTGATCACGCCACTGCCTTGGGTGAGCCCTTCAGCGAATGGGTTGGCCACCAAACCATAGCGGGTCTTAAACCCGATCTTTGGCTGGAAGCTGCCTGTGTCAATCGCACGGACCATCTGGAGAGGCACATATGGACAGTAGAAGAGTCCGGCATCATAGGCATTGGTGCCCTTGTAGCCGATGACTGCGAATTCTGCTGTGGATGTGGTTGGGAAGTAAGGGTCAATGTAGACCTTTACGCGACCAAACAACGTACCTGCATAGGTGTTGCCTGTGTCATCGACGAGCAGATTGACAGCATCCTTGAGACCACTGTTGTAGTCCAAGATCCCTGCCATGGCGAATGCGGAGGCCACGTCCGAAGACACGATCAACACATTGCCCTTGCCGCGACGAGTCTGCTTGGAGATTTGGTTGGCTTCGCGTTCGATTTGGAACGCCAATCCCTTGATTTTTTCCACCATCCAACGACCGTTTGAATCGGTATCGAGGTCAAACGTTCCGACCTTCGTGGTACCCACTTGGCAACCCACTTTGGCTGAGATGTAGATGTTGCGGAGGATTTCACGGTTGATTTCTGCCAACACTTCTGCTGACAAGATGTTCGACAATTCTGTCTCTGCATCCAATCCGTGAACGGCCTTCAAATCCTGTGCCAATTCCATCGTGTATTCGGCCTTGAGGGCGCGAGTCTTCGCGGTGACGGTCACCTTTTCGATGGAGAAGGACATTTCGTTCCAGACTCCGCCGGCGACTGCTGATGCGGTACCCAAAGCTTCCGCTGTGGAGGTTGGCATCGCGTTACCAGTGGTCATGGTCGAGGCGAACACGTTACCGGAACCGAGTGCGGTATCTGTGGCCAAGGTGATCGCAGTCTGTGCGACACCAGTACCACCAGAGAATGCTGTATCCACTTCGTCATAGAAGGTTTCTCCCAGACGGGTGTTGCTGTTGGCATAATTGGAGCGCATGGCGAAGATCAATCCAGTTGGACCGGTCATAGGCTGCACGCCGCAGATGTCATAGGCAATGAGGTTAGGCAAGGAACGACGGACCAAGCTGATAAGGATAGGATCGAAACCAGCCATTGGACCAGTTGGCGATGCGGAACCACCAAGACCACCACCTGTGGCGTTGGTTGCCGAGGCTTCTGACAAGAAGGAACCGTGCATCTGAGCGCGTTCTTCCTGTGAGGCCTTCTCTTGGTTTTCCAAGATCACGGCGGTAACCGCCTTGCGATAGGGGTCAGTAATCGGAGGAAGACTTGGATGATCCAAGATCGACTTCCACTTTGATTGTAATCCTTCTGATAAAAACATAGTTGCTTCTCCTTTAAATTAAAATACGTTTACTTGATGGTCTGACGAGCAATAGCATCGGCATAAGCCTTCATTGCCGCAGGCACTTCAGGCGCCATGTCGACCACTTCATTGAGCTGCGTCACTTCTGCCAGCTTGACTTTGGTTGGGAAGTAATTCTCACGAAGTACATCCACCTTCTTACGGAAGTCACCTTCTGCGGTGAATTCGACACTCTCTGCGAGGGTACGAATTTTATCGGCGGCCGGAGCAGTCAAGCCTTCACACACGGATGCCAATATTTCTGATTTCTTTGATTCTGCAATTTGCTTCTTGAGGGACACACCACGAGCGATTTCCTCGTTCAATGTGGATTCCAGTGTCTCGACCTTAGCGGCCAATTCTTCGACCAGGTCCACCTTGTTCTCAGGCACATCGATGAAGTGTTCGGTAAAGAGGGTATGGAGTCCGCCGATGAATTCTTCGACCAGTTCGGAACGGAGACCCGAGACGATAGCCAGTTCGTTGGCGCCCATCCATTCTTCCACGACATAATTGAGATAGTCATTGGTCTTCACGGTGAGTTCTGTGCCCAGAGTCTCAATGGATTCGGCCAATTCCTGCTCGAAACTTGCTTGCATGTTTGACGCAATTTCATTGATCTTGTCAATGACGCGAGCTTCATAGATGGTAGCAATCTTGGTACGGAATTCAGCCGACAAGTCAGATTCATCCTGCAAAATGGCCTGGACATCTTCTGCTAACTTTTTCTTGAAGTCTTCGGCATCCTTCTTGTCATCTTCATCGTCTTCGTCCTTATCGTCTTCATCATCTTCGTCTTCATCATCTTCGTCTTCATCCTTCTCGTCTGCCGTCTCTTCAGCCAGACCTGCACGTTTCTTGTTGGCGGCGATCAAGGCATCATTCTCAGCGGAATCGCCAGTACCACCCTTGGGATCAAGAGGATCGATTTCTTCTGGTTCTGGTTGCTTGTCCAATGGTGCTTGACCAACAGGAGCAGGCTTACCAGGAGGTGTCGCACCTGGACCAGTTTGTGGTGCAAATTTCTTAGAAATATTGCCAGAGGGTGTCGAACCACCAAGGTCCTGAACTTCTCCGGCAGCTTTGTGCATTTCTTCTTTTGGGGCGGCCGCATGGCTTCGTGAAAGAATATCCGCAGCGGCTTCCATCAAATGATTTTTCGACATTGTAAATCTCCTTTGGACTAATGTGATGATTATTTATACTTTTCTGAATTTACCCTATACCCTTACAACTTCCTCATGAACCCTTCAAACAAACGAATCGCTACTCGTTCCTGCTCACGACGATCAATGGATCGATAGCACTGTTCGATGCTTCGTTTTGCGGCAGACATATCTTCTTCGACATAACGACCATCAACAAATACCCATTCCTTCCCTTCCATGATACCACGAACAAACGCATCGGGGGCAGATGGATCGGCGACGATATCCGCGGCCGTTGCTAGATGAAAATCGTGGACCGTATTGATGCCATTAGGACCGGGAACCAGATTCCCCATGCCACGACTCGATACACCGAGTTGAGCGCCTTCGTCTATCAGGGATTTCACGATATTGCCATAAGGGGTATCCATGACTTTCGCACGACCGACAAAGTTTGCCCCTTCAAGGGTCAAGGCCTTGATCATATGGGAGACACGTTCTAGATTGATGGTTGGACTATCGGGGTGACCTAATTCGCCATAGGCTCGGCTCAGATTGACCATCTCTGTGGTATAACGACTGACCTCTTCTCTCAACACATCCAGCGAATAGAGGCGCTTGTTCTTGTTGGCGATTCCTGCTTGCATGAAGACGCCTTCGATATAATAGGCCTTCTTGCCTGTGGTATCGGCTTCGGTCAACAACTTGACGCTTTCGTTGAATTCTCGGATCAGTTTCATTATGGCACCCTCACATTCATATTCGCATCCTTGGAGCAATCCAGGACGATGGTACCAATGGAACCGGTACCAATCAGATTGACATAGACGTTATAGGAATTGAGTTGATTGTTGGCTGACAATGAGGTTTTGTATTCGTCCAAGCGCCAATTACCCACATTTGGAAATTGTCCGACAATGTTTCCGGTTGAACCACCACGGCGCACTTCCCAATAGGCGGCGCCAGAATTGGCCGTCCAGGCAATACCTTTGACGGATAATGTGGTCACGTTTTCTGATGCTGAATTAAATGACGCCAAACCTCCGGCACCATTCAGTTCGATGGTGGCCGCGCCGGTTCCGACCGCGATCAACGTCACCGACCGTTTTCCGCCCTTGGTAATTTCAACTTGTGCCATAATACTCCTTACTTTTTCTTCGCTTTAGTTGCCGGCTGGCGGACTACGACTGGAGGTGTGGTAGCTGATCCTTGTTTCAAGGCCCAGCCCGCGAGATAGACCAAGGCACCGACTGCACTCAACACG